CAGTGAGACTGGAAGGATTAACGATTATGAAAATCCAATTGTGGCCAGATCTAATTCTGATCTTGTTAATTGCGTTAGGCAGATTTGCCTTGCGTTTAAAAAGGTCGAATTTGAGTGCAGCCCTCGTCGGGTTGCATTATCTCTGGCGGAGTTCATACGTATTGAGCAGTCCTTTGATACGTTTTCTATCCCGATGGAGGACCTCGATCATTTTGATCGTGTCTCTTCTGTGTTGTGGGACAATCTTATACACTCAATTAGGGTGGATAACCTTGTTCCCCGACACGGTCCGGGTGCGACTGCCGATCGTATTTCTGGAAATCAGAAATATAGTTGGCGTCGTTGGCACGAAAGACTCGAACCTTACTTACCTCTCGTGGACAATGCTTATTCAATGAGCAGTGTTCCATCTGAGGAGGTCGATTTAGTTACTTTCGTTAAGCCAGATCAGGAACAACCCGTTAGGGTCATTCCTGTTCCGAAAACTATGAAAGGTCCACGCATCATCGCTATTGAGCCTGTGTGTATGCAATATGCACAACAAGCTGTTCGGTCTGAGCTATATGCTCAGATTGAACGTTCTTGGTTAACGTCTGGTCATCTGAATTTCAGAAATCAGCGTATTAACCAAGATTTGGCGTTGATGTCGTCGAGTGACGGTCGATTAGCAACGATTGACCTCTCTGAGGCAAGTGATCGCGTTCCGCGAGATCTTGCTTTGAGAATGTTTCGTGCAAACTCGGACCTATCTGAGTTCATCGAAGCTTGCCGTTCGACAAGTGCTGAGATGCCTGGAGGTGAAGTAATTTCGCCCCTACGCAAATTTGCATCGATGGGAAGTGCTCTATGTTTTCCTGTAGAGTCGATGTATTTCTACACTTTATGTGTAGCGGCTTTACTGAGAGAAAACAACCTTCCAGTAAGTTTCGCTAACGTATTTTTCGTTAGTCGAGACGTTTACGTGTATGGTGACGATATTATCGTTCCATCCGCGCATGCGATAGCTGTTCTTGCTTACCTACAAAAATACAATTGTAAGGTGAATGTCCGTAAGACTTTCGTCACCGGATGGTTCCGAGAGTCATGCGGAGTTGATGCATATGCCGGTGAATTGGTCACTCCGACCTATCTCCGACAGCCTCAACCTAAGAACAGGCAACAGGTTAACCAGCTTCTTTCTTGGGTGTCCACAGCGAACCTCTTCTACATGAAGGGCTTCTGGAGGACATCATCACACATGTTCAAAGTGTGTGAACGGATATTAGGGCCTTTGCCCTATGTATCTTCTGAAATGGCTGGCCTGGGGCGTATCTCATACTTGGGTTACCGTACCGCCGAAAGGTGGAACGCTAATCTCCAACGTTTAGAAGTAAAATGTTGGGTTCCAAGTGCTGTTTATCGTACTGATAAACTGAACGGATACGCTGCTCTTCAAAAGAGTCTGTTGGGC